TCGTCGATGACGGGGATTGCGTTTTGGTCCTTGATCTAAAGACAACAGACCTTGTTGATCCGTCATCCTTCGAGAAGAAGGTTTCTGGCGGTATGAACTACATATTCCAGGCCGCGTGGTACGCAGAGGCCGCTAGCATAGCGTACAACAAGCCCGCAAAGTTTATTTTTATTGGCATCGAAAGAGCTGCGCCCTGGTCAATCGGAATCTTTGAGGTTTCCGACCTGATGATGGCCGAAGGCATAAAGCAGATCAATGAAGCCCGAAGGACTTTGAGAGAATGCCTCGAGACCAAGACCTGGCCCAAGCCGAAGGTGGAGTATAATGTGATGAACCTTCCCCCCTGGTTCAAATCGCCAGTGAAGACAGAAACCCCTGGTTTTGAGGAGCTTTTCTGATGTCCAATCAAAATACGTCAAGCGCTAGCGGGGTTAGCATTACAGGGCTTCTGGGTGTTCTGTTTGTTGGCCTAAAATTGACTGGATACATCTCGTGGCCATGGATATGGGTTTTGTCCCCTTTCTGGATTCCTGTTGCCGTACTGGGGCTGGCCGTATTCATTTTTGCTATCTTTTGTGGTATCGGTAAAAATTAAAATGCACGACGCTAAACTGATTGCTATTACTCCTGACGCAGAAAAGATCTGCATCTACTGTGCTCGAGTAAGCAATCCTGCCAACCAGGAAAACCCAGAGTACGCACGTCTTGTGAAGTACTTAATCAAGGAGCGCCACTGGAGTCCATTCGAGATGGCTAGTATGACACTCGAGATCAACACTTCCCGTGCAGTTAGCCCCCAAATTCTTCGACACCGCTCTTTCTCATTTCAAGAGTTTTCGCAAAGGTATTCTGCGTCAACTTCCTTGTCTGGCAGTATTCCGCTACCTCATCTTCGTCGTCAAGATACGAAGAACAAGCAGGCTAGCCACGACGATTTGGATGATAAGGCTGTTCGCGAAATGATGAGCCACATTGATTCGGCCTACGAGCACGCTGTAGACGTATACGAGGGTCTACTGGCTGCTGGTGTTGCCAAGGAGTGTGCTAGAGAGGTTCTGCCGCTTGGTACGCCTACTCGCCTCTACATGGCCGGCACTCTCCGTAGCTGGATTACCTACATCGCCCTTCGCGAGAAGAATGGCACGCAACTAGAGCACCAGAAAATCGCCCTTTCGTGCAAGAAAGTATTTTCTGAGCAGTGTCCAATCATCGCCGAAGCTCTTGGTGGTCCCGACTCGCCTTGGGATATCTAGCTTTTGGAACAATAGTGGACGATCGAGACCATGGTATAAACGTGTCAGAATGGCCAGAAGCCAAACCCCCGAAAGGGGAGCCTGGGCCTATCTACGGTTTTCGGCGTGGCTATAAGGTGCGGGAAGCTGGACGCCACGAAAGTGCTGACCAGTACTCATGCTTTCAAAAGTTTCTCCTGATTCAAGGAGAAAGAACCTTCAAGAATCTCGAACAACTGACGGGACATTCGACTCCCGCCTTGTCAAGCTGGGCTGAAGCCTTTAACTGGCAGAAGCGGGCAGCGGCTTACGATAAAGAGCAAATGGCGATTGTTTGGAAGCAGGCAGAGAAACTGCAGCGCAACAGTCACAAGGAGGCGATTGTCGAGTTCAGGGAGTCCTCTGAGCGTCAAGCCAGGATGATGGCCCGGGTATCAGAGGACCTCTTGCGGGTCCTGGGCAAGCGCATCGCTCAGGCCGAGGAGGAGGGCGAAGAGGTTCCGATGGCTCTGGTGTCCGGTCTGCTGCGTTCGGCGGCCAATATCAGTGAGCAGTCAAGACAGTCTTGGGCGAATGCCCTTGGTGTTAATGAAATGCTTGAAATGGTTGAAGTTGAAATGTCTAAAATAGAAATAGAAGATGTGACGGATGTCGACGCTTACGATATTCCGTTGGACGAATAAATGTCAACTAAGCTAGGCAAAGAACTACTAAAGCGTGCCGCCTCTGACAGAGAGATGGTCCGCGACTTGCGTCGCGCAAAGACACAAGCGAGGGAAGATGGACAAAGAATTATCTTCCACAAATTCATCAAAGAAGTCTGTCCATCATATAAGTTCTACAGGGTTCACGCTGAGCTGACCAAGCAGTTGCAAAGGGTCATTGATGGAGACTGTCGAAGACTTATTATTCAGATCCCGCCAAGGACTGGCAAGAGCTATCTGTCGTCGAAATTATTCCCAGCGGCATACCTGTTGGCTCATCCAGATCGTTACGTAGGTATTAGTTCCTACAGTGCCGAGCTTGCGGAGGGGTTCTCCAGGGCGGCTCGTGACTACTACCGCGACGCGGGGGGAACATTCGACCCATATAAGCAGGCCGTGAACGACTGGGGTACCCAAGGTGGTGGTGGGCTATGGGCCGCTGGTGTTGGAGGCGCTATTACCGGTCGTTCCGGTCATTGTTTGATCATTGACGACCCAGTAAAGAACAGGGAGGACGCGGACAGTCCAAGGCTGATGGACAAGCTATGGGATTGGTACACGTCGACTCTATACACTCGCCTCGAGCCCGGTGTAGGTTCAATCGTGGTGATTCAAACTCGATGGAGCGAGAATGACCTGATCGGCAAGTTGCTCGAATCGGAGATGAACGTCTCGGAGAAGGGTCGCGAGAATTGGACGATTCTTGACCTCCCAGCCATCTCCGAGGACGTTGGCTCCAGGCCAGTGCTGCCAGAGCATTGCAATGTACTGCCTGATTGGCGCGAGGATCCTGGGACAGCGCTCTGTCCGCAAAGGTATGACATAGAAGAATACGAAAGGATCAGGGAAGCCATTGGAGCCAGGGATTTTGCCGCCCTGTATCAGCAGAGGCCAGCACCAGAGGCTGGCAACATGTTCAACCCTTTGTGGTGGCAGTATTACGAGTACGACAGCGTTATCCCAGAGTTTCAGCGAGTAATGCTGAGTGTAGACTGTACATTCACCGATGCAAACACCAGTGACTATGTGGTTGGCACTGTCATAGGGCAAGCCGGCAACAAGTATTACGTGCTGGACATGGTCCGGGAAAGGTTAGACATTATCGGTACTATCGCGATGATATCAAGGATGTACAATGCTCACAACCTCAGCGGTACAATAATCGAGCTTGCTGCTTCCGGCTATGCGGCTTACCAATTGCTGTCCAAGAAGGTCCCAGGCCTGATTGGATTCAAACCTGAGAAATCGAAGATAGCCAGGGCGGCGGGCATCGTGCCGATTGTAGAAGCAGGCAACGTTGTATTGCCAAAGAGTGCTGCCTGGCTGGACACCTTCATTAATGAATTTTCCTTATTCCCCGCCTCCAAGAACGATGACATCGTCGACTCTGTAGGCATGGCTATCAATTACATGTCCCAAAGGACTGTTCCTATGATGACAGAAGTGACATGGGGTAGAGCTGCTTATCTTCCTGTTGGCCCTGCTAATATGGTTATATAATTTAAATTGAAATGGCAAGAAAGTCGCCTGACTTTAAGTTAAGCCCTGAGCAACAGGAGATGGCGGCAAATAATTTAAATCTTGCGCGACGCGAAGCATGGCGAATACAGAAAACCACAGGAATTGACTATTCGACCCTGGAGGGTGTGGCATTCCTTGGATTGTGCAAGGCGTGTTATCGCTATGATCCTGAATCTGGATTTAAGTTCTCCAGCCTCGCGACTCCAACAATCAGAGGAGAGTTGTTGCATTGGGTCAGAGATAGAACTTATGCGATGAGACTGTCTCATAAGATGAGAGAAAACTGGGTAAAAGGAAGAAAGATGTTATATCGAGGGGCTACTGATATAGAAATAGCACAATCGCTGGAGATATCCCTCGAAGACTGGCAAGAGACCCGATCCGCTTGTTCTGGCCCGCCTCTTGAACTGAAGGAGCAAGCGATGCCGACGGAGTCGCTCGAACCGGAGGAAATTGATTTCTCTAATATCTATCGCGAAAAAGCCGCTGAGGTTATATCAAAAATGGCCGAATCCGAAAGGACCTTGATGGAAAATTATTATAAAAATACTGGCCCAAAGATGTCAGTTAAGCAAATTACGTCCTTGTTATCTAAATATTTAAATGATTCTAAAGATTAGACCGAGCCTATTGCCAGGTCACTTTATGTGCTAATATACCCGGGAGCTATGGCACCCATGTCGATTTCCCTTCTCATCTCTGAGCATGTTGGCGATTTGGTCACCGCAGCAATAGCAGCTCTGCCTTTGGTTCTTGCTCTGACGATTCTTTTTCTGGCTATTTCTTACAAAAAATGAGCATATCAGAGGGAACCCTGATCGCAATCAGGGAGATTCCTATTACTGCGGTCCTTGAATCGGAGCAGATACCTTACAGGAAGATTGGTCATGAAGCGGTAACGGTATGCCCGTGGCATAACGACACGAACCCTTCCTTGACTCTTAACGACGAAAAGAGCATGTGCTTCTGCTTCGTGTGCAGGGGCGGAAGTGATTCGGTTGACTATATACAGCAAAAATTTGGCCTATCTTTTGCGGAAGCGGTAGAGCGGATAGCATTCAAGCATAATCTGACGGTTGAATATGACAACGTCGACCCTGAACTTGTTGCGGCAGACGCCAAGAAGCGTAGGGCTGCCCTCGAAAGGAATCAATTACAGCAGGAGGAGTTTCGTTCTGCCTTGAGGGATCCTCGTGCTCAGCGCATCAGGGACATCCTGGACGCTAGGGGTATAGAGCCGGCGACAAGTCGCCACTTCGGTCTTGGTTATTGCAGGAGTGGTTTCTTTTCAGATCGAATCACTGTTCCTATTCGCGACCACAGAGGTAATCTTGTTGGCTTTACAGGCAGGACGACAAGAGAGGACGTTAAGCCAAAATATAAAAACTCCGAGAACGATGACCTGTTCGACAAGTCAAAAATTGTATTCAATGAGCACGAAGCACTGAGCGCAATACGTGAAGCTGATTCTGTCATCTTTGTAGAGGGGCATTTTGACGTTATTTCGCTATGGCAGCACGGGATAAGAAACTCTGTGGCAATGCAGGGGACCGCAGCGCCCAGCGAAGCCGTCATCCGCAGGCTTTCAAAAAGGACCAAGAGATTCATACTGTGTTATGACGGCGACGAAGGAGGGCGCAAGGCAACAGAGCAATTCTTAAAGGTCGCAGGCCCGATGGCCTGCCGTGGTGAGCTGACTATTTCGATTGTATCGCTGCCAGAAGGGCAGGACCCAGACCAGTGCGTCAGGGACGAGGACTTGGATTTCTATTCACTGATAGAAAACGCACCTACTTGGCTTGATTGGCAGTTGGATTCCTGGCTGAGAGATATCGACAGGTCTGATACTGCCCGATTTTCGCAAATAGAATCCACAATTAGGAATTTTGTTGAATCAATACAGTCTCCTGCTCTCAGGCAGTACTACATTGACAAGGCATCGAAGAATCTGGCGACAGACGAAAAGGCGGCTTCTCAGATTGCAAAAGAATGGGCTAGCAATGTAAAGCCTGTCAGGTCAAGAAGGAAATGGGTAAAACCGACTCCTGCTGAAACCAGAAACTCTGTAGAAAGAAGGCTTCTGCGTCTTTATATTCATTTTTCAGACTTGAGGGATCATTGCAGGTCAATGATGAGCAAGCTTCAGTCGCCGGCTCACAGGTGGTTGTGGCAGCGTTTGCTAGAGCTTGAAAAGCATCAGACCGAACCGTTTGGGCCCCACTCTGTCATGGCAGTACTGGCCGTTTGCGAGCCTCATTACACAAGACAGCTTCGCTCCCTGGCCGTGCCAACAATTCGCCTCAAGACGAATGATGGTATACTGAATCACATCGAGAGCGTCATGGACACAAGTCTAGTAACTTATGACGGAAAGTAGTCAGCCCGCTGAATCAGTCAGTCCCAAGTATATAATGCACACCAAAGATGGTTGTCCCTGGTGCCTAAAGGCCAAGGCTTTGCTTGAGCACTACGGTGCCTCATACCAGGCCAAGTATGAAGAGTGTCCAGAATGGGATACCTACCCAGCGATTTACAGGGTCCACGATGAGACACTGGAACTGATTGGTGGATTCAACGAGCTGGCTCTGTATTCCTATGACAACGGACTTTAGTGCTTTTACCTACACCGAGATAACGGCATGGGCATTGCTGGTCGCAATTGTCTTAATGTATCCAAGGGATACAATGATGCTTTTCGGATACCTTGGGCTCAAGATCAGCCTTGTCTGTCTTAATTGTTTCTTGCTGATTCAGGCTTGGCGAATCCATAGACAATTGTGCTCAGATCTTGCTAAGATGGGCCTGCCGAAGCCGGCTTTTCACTTCACTCCTATTTGGGACAGGTAATGGCTACGAAGAAAACGATCTCAGGAAATAACCAGCCAATGGAAAGAATCGGCAAAAAGACGGCCCAAGGCAGCGGTCTTCGGTCGAAGCCCAAAAAAGGCAAGAAAAGATACCGTGGCCAAGGCCGATAGTTAACTAAATCCACACGCCGAAAGGCAGCCTATCCTTGCATCAAAAAAAATCCATGTCAGAGTTTCGCTCTACTGCGCCGTCCGCGCCTGCTGTTTTTTATCGCTCATATTCTCGCCGTAAAGACGATGGAAGTCGTGAGAATTTCGAGGAAGCGATCACCCGTACCATCTCGGCGATTGCCGAAATAGGGAAATTTACGCCGGAACAGCGCGAGCTAGCTCTCGGAATGGGCCTAGAACAGCATTGCTTCCCGAGTGGTCGAGCACTGTGGGTTGCTGGTACGAAATGGGCGATGAAGCCCGATAACTACCCCGGCTATTACAACTGTTGCTCGATGCACGTTGATGACGTGTCAATTTTCGGGCTCCTGATGGAGCTTGCGATGATGGGCACTGGCACTGGCGCAGTGCTGGAGCAAGAGGTAGTTGATCGACTCCCTTCCGTCCGCCGCTCCCTGATGGTAGAAACAATCAAGCACAACGAAGGTGTACTTGGAGGTTCTCCCGATACTGAGATCGTACTCGCGGGCGTCCAAGACGAGAACCCTGTCATTCTTGTCAGAGTCGGAGATTCGCGACAGGGATGGGCTTCCGCTTACCAGGGGCTCATCGAGCTTGCAATGGGTACTCCGGCAGAAGGGGAAGAGGAGAGCAGCACAGGTGTTGATGCTTCGATTATCCTTGACCTGAGTCAAGTTCGCCAAGAGGGTCAACCCCTCAAGGGTTTTGGCGGCACCGCTAACCCTGTAAGGCTGGAAGAGACTCTTGTTCGTGTTTGCAACATCCTGGCCAAAGCCGCTGGCCGCAAGCTCACCCCTATAGAATGCTGCCTGCTGATTGATGAGGCATCCAGCGCTGTCGTTGCCGGAAACATCCGCCGCAGTGCTGGTATGCGTCAGTTCAGTGCTGATGACGCCGAAGCCGCTGTTGCGAAAGAGGGCCTTTACAAGCAGGATGAAGACGGCAACTGGTCGGTCGACCCCGAAAAGGAGGCCCTCCGGATGGCAAACCATACACGTTGCTATCACATCAAGCCGACGCAGGAAGAGATCAAGGAGGCGGTGATTAAGCAATTCTACTCAGGCGAAGGTGCTATTCAGTACGTGCCTGAGATGGTTGCCCGGGCAAATGCAGACCTCCTCGATGATGCAGCCAAGAAAAAATTCTTCCTCGATTCCTATGTCCAGGGTGGACGTGAGCCTGCCCGGGAATACCTTAAGACTCTTGCGGCAGAGGTCGGTGAGTCTACTGACGAGAAGATCCTGAATCATCGAATGGAGCGCTATGGTCTCAATCCATGCGGAGAAATTGCTCTCCGTGACAATCTTTGCAACCTTTCGGAGGTTCACCTGAATACCATCAGTCCCAGCGATACCAAGACTCAGGCTAAAGCTTTTTACGCCGCTGGGCTTCAGGTTGCTGCGCTGCTCCAGCACAAGTTTGTGCCTGAGCAACTGGCTTACAGCAGGGAAAACGATCCGATTGTTGGCGTAAGCTTTACCGGCTTGTTCGACTTTTTTGTTCATGCTTTTGGGGCGGAATGGCTTGGTTGGATGATAGAAGGTCGTCCCGGTGGTCGACTCATGCGCAAGTATTCTGAGCTGGAGCGCCAGTACCTGATCACTTGGAAGCAATCTGCAGAGGAGGGCGTCCGCGATTATTGTCGACAGGCTGAAATTCGCGTTCCAAATCGTTACACGACGGTTCAGCCTGCTGGCTCAAAATCACTACTGACTGGTGCCTCCCCAGGTTGGCATCCGCCCAAGGCTCAAAGGTTTATTCGCCGGATCACTTTCGGCGTAAATGATCCACTGGTTGGCGCCTTGCGGGATTATGGCTATTCTGTTATTCCCGCACAAAGTGCAAGGGATGAACAGGGTAATCTGCTCGATGACATCACCGATCCTCGAGTGCGTGAGGTATTGGTGGAGATCCCCACCGAAGTGAGCTGGGCCAACCTGCCTGGCTGTGATGAGTTTGATCTTTCACGCCTTCCGGTCGAAGCCCAGTGGGGTCTGTACATCCAAGTGCAGAACTTTTATACAACTCATAACACGTCAGCCACAATCGAGTTCCGCGAGGAAGAAATCGATACGCTGTCGAAGCTAATGTACGAAAACATCAAGGCAAATGGTGGCTACATTTCAGCCGCCTTGCTGGCTCGCTTTGATGCAAATGAGACGTTCCCGCGTCTTCCCTTTGAGCCTATCTCGAAGGAGCAATACGAGCGACGTATGGCGGCAGTTCTGGCGGCCCGAAGCACACTAGCTGAAGACATGACAGTCCTCGACCTTCTGGAACAGTATGATAGCGAGTCATACGAACTTAAAGGTGCTGCTGGTTGCGATAGCGCAAAGTGTCTCATGGACAGCGGCAAGGATACAGATCAAGTAGGCAAGAAGATCTGATACTGCCTGGTAAAATGGGGGGCCCAGTCCCCCCTTTCCCTAGATGGTTGCGAAAAATGATCCACCCAAGGATCATTCTCATTACAGCCAAAAGACGCAAGACGCTTTGTTTGCGTTCCAAAGCCTGTGGACTAGCTATTCTAATTTGACATGGCTTCAGTTGCGCGAGAACGCAATGAGGGCTGATGCCATCCAGCACGCTTGGGATACGTTGGCCAGGGCCAGGAAAGAAGAAACTGGTTCAGGTTTTTACCTTAGCAAGCAACAGTACCAGAAGGCAAAGCGGAAATGAGCACAATCGTCGACCACCAAATCTGGGATCTGGTTCACAAGTGCAACCTGATCTCGGACTTTAATCCTGACCAGCTCAATCCAGCATCTTATGACGTCAGACTTGGCGCAGAAATCCTTGTAGAAGGCATAGCTTTTGGACCGGAGGACATGAGAAAAAGGTGGAGAAGTGTTTCCATCGAACAAGAGCCCTATATTATGAGCCCAGGAGAATTTGTTCTTGGGTTTACAAAAGAATATATACGCGTCCCTTCCAGCCTGGAGGCTGTTTTTCAGCTCAAGTCTTCGAGAGGCAGAGAAGGTTACGAACACGCCCTGGCGGGTTACATAGATCCAGGATTCTGCGGACAAGTCACTCTTGAACTGTCAAACCTGAATCAAAGACACAGCCTACCCCTTGCTAAGGACATGTTGATTGGTCAGCTTAGATTTATGAAAGTTGACGCAATACCATCCCGGAGCTACGCTGAAACAGGTCATTATCAGGGAGATATCGGAGTTCAGCCATCAAAGGCAGCTCTCGATTATCCTGTTGAGGACATGTTTTTTGATTTGGAGAGCAAATGATTCTCTGGAACCCTAGCAATAGCCAATGGCGAGAGGCCTGGCGCAAATTTTAGGCGCGATGCCCCATGCAGATTGTTCATCCTTCTAGCAATCCCGCCCTGGTGAGTTATCACAGGCCGGAATTAGTCGATACGCTGCCCGGTCTTGAGCTGGCCCTTGATTGCTGGAACCTATTGGACACTGGCGGCCGAGGCATGGCCAAAGGCAAGTATCTGCATAAAGAGCCTGCCGAGCCAAAGACTGCATATCAGGAGAGATTGCATCGTTCTACTTATACTCCTATTTATCGTGATTCTATCCGTGCATACGCTGGCCTACTGAATCGGTTTCAACTAGCTTCGCCGCCTCCCAGTCTGGCTACGACAGAGCACAATGTCGACCTCCAAGGGTCTAGTATTCAAAGCTTTTGGAATCGCTGTGACGAATATGCGATTCGTGACGGCGGTATCTACGTCATGGTCGACATGATGCCAGACACCAGGGTAGATAACTTCCTGGACCAGCAACGTGACGGCCGGCATCCCTATCTGATAATGATAGAAAGAAAGGATGTCATTAATTGGTCTGTCGAATATGTCAACGGCAGGGAGTTCGTTCACCATGCAACCGTAAGACAGCTTCGCTCAGTCCCCGACCCGAGTGGCTATGGGACAACTATCGAGCCGATCTATTACGTCCTGAAGCCGGGTCAGGTTGAAATGTATCGGATGGAGAAGAAGGACGGGAAATGGCTTCAGGTCAAGATTGGCGAAACAGTTAAAACTACCTTGCCAATAGTGCCACTGGTGTGGTACGGCTCCTCGACCAGCAAGTTTGCGCAGGGGGACCTGCCGATGAACGGGCTTGCCGAGCTGAGTATTCAGCATTACCAAATGCGTTCGGATTTGCAAGAGTTGCTCCACAAGTGCGCGATGCCTGTTCCCGTAAGGAAGGGCGCTCCCACTGGACCTGACGGCAGGCCCGCGCCATTGATCCTTGGTCCCAACACTGCCGTTGACCTGCCTGGTGAAGGTGGCGAATTCGGCTTCGCCGAGCCAACCGGCAAAAGCCTGGAGCGTCATCAGGCTGAGATCCAGCATATCGAAATGTTGATGGACCGCTCTGGTCTGAACTTCCTTTATGGAGCAAATATCAAGACCGCGACCGAAGCATCCCTGAGAGCATCTCAAGTCGCATCTCAAGTCGCGTCACTGGTGCGGAACAAGGTCAGCGCCTTTAATACCGTCATGAGGTTATGGGCCGCATATGCCGGGGAATTGGATTCGATCGTTCCGGAATCTGGGATCGTTCTGAACGACTCCCTCATCAATCGCCCACTGGATCCGAGTGGAATGGCCCAACTGGTCAACCTGTATAATGCAGAGATCCTGAGCCATGAAACCATTCTTGGAGAACTGCAACGCGGAGGTGTCCTTGATCCTGATTTGAAGATTGCGGATGAGCTTTCTAGGGTCTCTAAAGAAAAGACTCAAAGAGTGAAAGAATCTGTAAAAGCTATGGTCGATCAACAGATCCCGAGAAACGAAAATCCAGTACCGACTGGACCGAACGGGAAAGCCGAACCAGCTACTCAAAATCCTTTGGCAAAACAATAGAAACTATTAACCCTGAAAATCAATGCTATACTGGGCTAGATCGACTCCTAAAATGGTAATCGCTCGCTTTGAGTTTAAGCCTGAATATGCTGCGGATTTCATCCAGGACGCCAAAAAGGGCCAAACTGTCCTTGAGGTCTCCTTCGAGTCGCCTCATGCAATGATTGAGACGATGAAAGAATTCGAAGACTACCTGGTTGACTGTACAGCCATCGTTGGTGGTAAAGTGATGGCGCTGAGTTCTTTCGGAGTGCATTGAGTCATCCGTTGCCCGTCGGGAAGTGGATACGCTCCCCAGGACAAGGTTTTGCTTACCAGGTAGAAGGGCCTGTTTGCAGATTGTATGATCGGGAAGAATTGCCATGGCCGTCCTGTTCTGTGCAATGGAAGGGCAAGCAACCTTCCTGGAATAGGATCGGCCCAAGATTTGTTGCCGACATGGCAGCATCTCGCTGTCCTAGCTATGCTGTAAGTGGTGTCGACCAATGGGGGAACGCATGGAGCCAGGTGATCACGGTCTATTACCAAAGGTTGACAAAAGAGGAGAAGGATTGGTGGATCACGAAGAAACCAGCAAGCAAAGAATACCCGGAACTCCCGGAAAGCGTTATGGTATGAACTGGACGGAGATTCTGGCACGAGAAAATCTCGAATCTCCTGGATACCACGAGACCGTCAGCAAAATGCGCTCTGCTGGGCGAATCAAAGGATATTGAGATGGGACTTTTTTCTACGGTAATCAATCATTGCCCTCTCCTAGGTGAAGAGTTCATGGGAGAACTCCAAACGAAGGATTTCGAGTGCATGATGGAAACTTATTGGCTCTCTCCTGATGGAAGGCTGTTCATTATTGATTGGAAGGATGCTTACCGGTTCGAGGAAAACAGGGAGTCCAAAAGCTGGTTCGATAAATTTGAGTGGAAGGAGACCGGAGGACACGGCAGGCTCAGGCCGTACAGGAGAAGTGTCGTGGCTCGCATGTACCCTGCCCGAATGACGAGCGAGTGGACTGAAATTCATGTATTCTTCCAGGGGGGAGTGATGAAATCAGTCCTGCCGATCGACGAGACACCGGGTTGCGACTATTGACTAGCGGGGCTGGCATGAGCCAAAAGTAAAAAAAACTTGACAGGCCCATGCCGAGGTGCTAACCTTTGAGGGCATCTACACGGGGAAGACCCATGCAGGCATCAAGCCCAGAAAAAAGACGGTCAAATCGACCCCTGACCCAGTTCGCCTTGGGGTGTTTAGACCTGTTCCTAAAGACATCAAACTATTCAACCGACAGGTCCAGGGGCGACACCTCCGTCCTTTGCACCAAGAAAGACAAGATCAAAAAATTCAAGGCATTTGTCTTTGGTGAGCAGATTATTGAAGTCACTTTATTTGAAGACGAACCAGTAGCCGTAAACGTTTTCATGGGCTCAACTTTTGGGGCCAATGGTGGGCCGTCCGACCCCGTGGTTGAACGACTGAATGGATTGCTGGATGCACTGGGATCCTATTCAGTGATACCTAGGGGCGTTCGGGTTTTTCGCGACAGGATTGAGGAAATTTTCTATCTTGGTCGAGGAGAACAGAAAGTTCCGGTCGGGCTTCTTTATGCCCACAAGGTTTCCATTAAACCAAACTTTGAAGAACTGGAAATGACCCCTGACGTGGAAGTGATTGATGGCTGAAAAGACAATAAGCAACCCCTCGACTCCCGGGAAGATTTCTAAATTTTTAGTCGAGTATGAAAACGGAACAGCCAAAGAAGTGATTGGCGTAGGCATGGCTAACGCTTGGTTCATTTCTAGCAGCATTTGGCCCAATGATAAAATTGTAAATATCAAAGAAGTTGCTTGAAATCGATCCCGCTTATTATACGCATGTAGACTTGCCTGTTTTCAAAATATTGGCCCTCAGTTTTCTTGCGGGATTTCTCTACGAATTAATCAAGACAGACAATGACCACTTCAATTGATCGCAAATTCAGGATTGAAGATGCAAATCTTGAGATCTACTGCATTCCAAATGCCGTAGATGAGAAGAGCTGTGAGCACATCATTGATTGCATTGATGCACATTGCGTAGCATCGACCGTTACTGTCGGCAATAAAAAAATTGCCAAGAAACACAGAACAAGCTCTACGTGCTATCTGGAGGAATGGCCCGAATACAAAATCAGCACCAAGGCTCTCCAGGAAACCATCCTGGATATTACTGGCTTGGACCACCGAAATTCGGAGCCAATACAAGGCCAGAGGTATCTGGTTGGCGAGTACTATGATCGCCATACTGATTTTTTCACTCCAAAAACCGTGACCTATGATCAATTCACCAGAATGGGCGGTCAAAGGACCTGGACGGCCATGGCCTACCTGAATGACGTAATCAATGGTGGGGCAACACTTTTCCCGACGATTGACCTTTCAATAATGCCGACCAGGGGGACCATGCTAATATGGAACAACCTTGAGAAGAATGGAAAGGAAAACTTTTATTCAATGCACGAGGCAAGGCCTCCTGTATCCAATTCCAAGTACGTGGTAACGCAATGGTTTCGTCAGAGCTATTACAGGTAGGTGCCGAGATCTTCACTCCCATCGCCGGAGGAACGATAGCGGCTTGTCTTTCGCTTATTTTTGTTGCCAAATTCCTCAAGCGTTTTCAAAGTTTCAATGATCCCAAATAGGGATCAATTGTCAGCAAAAGCTGTCAATGGCACCCTAGAATGGCCGTGTGCTATCATGGCTACTTCCCGGCTTTAAGCTGCCAATCATTTCTGGACCTGGCCTCTTGGTGGAAGAGGTGCTGAATTCTGTACTTATCATTGCAAAAAAACATCACACTTCTCGGCTCCGTTGTACTGGCATTCTTTTCCACACTGCCTGTCAACGCCAAGTCGAGTGGTTGCACCGCTGCATCCTATTACGGGCATGGCGATGGCTTCCATGGTCGGACAACTGCTAACGGAGAGCTGTTTAACGGTCATGGCATTACCGCTGCTCACAAGAGCCTCCCTTTTGGGACACGACTAAAGGTGATCAATCCCGCCAATGGCAAGTCGGTGATTGTTCGAATCAACGACCGTGGTCCCTATGTTACTGGTCGAGGGCTTGATTTGAGCTATGGAGCTTTTAGTCGCATAGCGCATCCCGGCCAGGGTGTGGCATCCGTTTGCTATTCGCGAATCGCCTAGGTTCCGCTATTAAGGAATCAAGTAGATTGCGTTTATTGAGATTGCGAATACCAAAGGGGCTGCTAGTATTAGTAAGCTCCTTTTTTTGTGCGTGGTCGAATTCAAATTCACCGAGGCTCAACGAGAATCGGCAGTATCCGAAGGAACTCGCCGTCAGTCATATAACGAGAAAAGAGGATTCAAGGGAAGGAATAGAGCCCCTCGAAGAGGGCAGAAAGCCCAGGATATGCACTTGCTGGGTGCCGCCGCAGAAGTTGCCGTCGCTCATTATCTAGGGGCAGAGAAATATCTTTTCACTAATGAAGCCCCCATCAGGGGATCTTGCGACCTGCCGGGCCTGGATATAAAATGCAGAAGTCGTCATTACTACGATCTACTGGTTCAGTTAGATGACGACCTGGATAAGATTTTTGTCTTGGTTACGATTGAGAATAATAAGACGTACATGCACGGTTTCATTCCTGGCTTTCTAGTGCCTACGCACGGAGAAGTACGGGAATTCGTTCCTGGCAGGCCGTGCTATGCTGTACCTCAATCAAGCCTGAGACCTATGGAGATGCTCAAAGAGTCCTATGATCCTGAAGTCGCTTCCAGGGAAACTATTGGGGCCATGTGGAAATAGCAATGAATTTAGAACCTGCAAGTTATAGCGAACTACGTAAAACGATTGCTTACAAAGCTTGGCTGATCTGGTGCCCGTCACGACCTGTGCCGCCTGTCCCTCCGGAGTTTTACAACATAGCCGAAGTTGCGATTCGTGAAGTTCAGTTGAATGTTGACAAGATGATTTCCCAGACGGTAAAATCACGACTTGAAAACCTGCTTCCGCCAGAATGACAAGCCTTAAAGAGATCGAATCATTAATTGATTCTAAAATTCGACTTCACGAATTCAGGGTCGCATTGATTTCTGGTATCGTAGGAGGCGTCGTAATCGCTGGAATTTTCCACGCCATAAGGATTAGTTATGTCGCAGCTACCGGAGGACCTTTGTGCCATGGAGTGGAATGAACTCCAAGCATTGAGGCGAGCCATCTCTGAGAACCCCGCATCCGTCCATCCGGCAAAGATGGAACGATTTTCTGAATTGTTCGCCAGGACACTGGTTGGCAAAGGTGACGTTATCACCTATAATTCTGGAGTTGAAGGACGCCCGTCCCCTGGGCTCCGCTGAATTTGACGCAACCCATGGAAAGCACCAATGCTACTTTCAGGAGCAATTTTAGCCAGCAAGAGGGTTTCTCTTTTTCTTATTACTGTGGCGACTATAAAACGAGTGTGGCCTTTTCCGAGGGCGACTGCGACCAAGTCGTCCGGAATTTTTTCTATTTCATGCTTGGAAGCGGATTCACTCCGAGTAATGTGACAGAGCGTATGGTAGCAATTGGAGAGGAACACGCCGAAGCAAACCTGAGCAGGCCCCTGGTTGATCCTGAGATTGCTAACAAGTGGAATATTCAAGAAGGAGAGCTGGTCAATGCCTGAAGAGATCAATCCAGTGTCGTCTTACTTGATGTACTACCTCTGCGACTATTGCGGAGAAGGCGGAATGGTTAGCACGGGTGTCGAGCACCCGTCTTGGCCAGCCAAATATGAGCACGTATGTGATGATTGCGGCAAGCTAGCCTTGCTTCAGGAGCGATACCCTCGAGTCGTCTACGAGATACAAGAGTAACGACCGGCATTAAACGGTGCCGAGGCAGGCTTGGCGAATGCCGTTTATGTAAGTCCGGTGTTGCCGATCAAACCCCGTGAAGGCCGGGGTTTTTTCTTGACAAGGCGTCTTCCCCGGTCTATCATTAATCCATCGGGCCCCCCGACACCCATTTCAAACCATGCAACAATCAATCAACTTCTCAAAGGTTACAGACTACAGCCTCGACCTCAGGCCCTCTGGATTGATCCTTCGGATCAAGCAAGGTAACAAAGTCACTGACATCATGGTCAGCGAAAACGATCCGACCGAAGCTATTGTCAAAGCAGCGGTAGCAACCAGGATCAAAGATGGAAGGCGCACTCGTGCTCGTAGCTCCTACTGGAAGCCTGGAGAGCCCAAGCTGAATGCACAAAAGGTCATGGAAATTCGTCAGCTTTGGGCTGATGCGGTCATGGAGCATGGTACTCCCACTGCTGCCACCAAAGCCCTTGGCAAGATGTACGACTGTAGTGCTGCCAATGTCAGTCTAATTGTTAAACGAAAGACCTGGACTCACGTCTGACCAGTAGCGGCCTCCGGGCCGCTTTTTAATGCAAGGCAAACTATTGTTATCTCTTGATGCACTGGGGCGCCTGGAAAATGGAGCCAAACCAATCGAGGAGGACCTGGTCTACTCCGATCAGGGACCGCTGGAATGCACCAATTCATCAAATGCTAAAGGCAATTGATAATCATGTTGACCTTCACTTGTTAACAGGAGATCCATGGCATATGGATATGGCGGAAACGCTGAGACTATACCTGCATGAATTAAAGACTTATATCCACAGGGAAGAGTACCGCTAATTTCATTGACTCAATCTTCTAAAATAACGAAGGCCCGAGGAAATATTGTAGCTCTCCGGCTTTTCCGTTTTGTCTCCATCTTGCTTGATGATCATGTCATTCCTGAATGGGCCGGGACTAAAAGAAATCTTATAGTTATTTTCTTGGGCAATTTTTATAATCTCTCTTACGGTACCACTATGGCGAAATCGGTCGTGGATAACTAACTCTGGACGTTCGTCATAGAGTTCACCGTAAGCATTATATTGGGACATTTCGGGAAGTCTTCTCGTCTATTGTGCCAATCCAGGTATTCTTAGTAAGCTGCGTTTAAATCTTGACCTTATCGCCGCCCGAGCCCGAAGACCTGCCTTCTGCGTCTTACGTTTTACTGTTCTCCTCGACTGAAGATTGTCGAATTTTCTTTCAGAAACTATGGGACTTCTCTGTACCTCCAGGTTGGCCAGAAAAGCCTGGCACCAAGGCAAAGATTACTTACTGGTATAATTCGGGACTAAGAGGTCCAATATATGATGAAATAGGGGAAGATTATTACAAGCTCACTGTTCACTGCATCTTCCACGAAGAGCCACCGGCTTGGTTCATGGACAGGGTTGTGGAATTTTCGGGGTTATCTTTCGATTTAGTGCGATTCACCACTTGACGCGATCGCTCCAGTATGCTGCAGACATCTTGCCCTTGGCGATGTTCGAGGCATGTCTTGCCTTGAAGGAAGCTCGCTTCGCTTTGTCGGCAGCACTTTCTCCCCTAGAAGGTGGCTTGGTGTCGGCACCCTGCTCGCCGAAACGGATCAATTTGTATTTCTCTCCTTCCTTCGCCATTACGATATGGCTTTTATCTGGATGGCTGGGGGTTCTCTTGGGCTTGTTGACGCCAGTTAGCCCATTCTTTGCCATTTGGGCCTTGACCCGCTCTGGTGTTGCCATGAGATTGTTTATTACCAGTTTTCCCACTATTTGAATATCCGGAGTGGGATTAATAGGCGAGGCGGGACTCGAACCCGCATGGGCGCAACGCCCGTCAGATTTTAAGTCTGAGATGTCTAACCAATTCCATCACTCGCCCGTGATGCGTAACAATCATAGCAGGTATTACTAAATCGATTACCCTCCCCGAAGAACTAAGGTGCATGCTCCTGCGGGGAATTGAACCCCGTTCTTACACTTATAAGGTGTAGGCCTTAACCAATAGGCGACAGGAGCATGTCCCCATATTATCACAAGATCGTCGGGCTTCGGTTGCTGTGCAGGCAATGGACCGAGAATTTAAGCAGGTTAGCCTAGCCTGCCCCGGGACCCCAGTTTAGCAGGTTTTTGGTAGAATGAGGTACTGCCAAACATCAATGGTCAGACTTCTCCGCTACTGGTTTTACCACGGTTTGCCGACCGGATTCAGGTCCTTTCGCATGGCCGTCGTGAACTGGATGGACCTGATGTGGTTCACGGAAAATCAGTCGCAATACACCATCTTCAGGAGTGACGACCCGCTAGAGGAGTGCTTGCTATTCTTCTGGGATTCACTTGGCGACAACACACTGTCAATTGAAACGCTTCAGGAGATAGAAGAAGTACTCAAGGGCCTAGAAGACGGCACAATCAAAATTGTTCCGCTAGACCTTAGCATGCTAGAGCCGGATGCTCCGGAGTCATGAGGCTATTCTCATTCCGTCATGAAGACGATTTCGGACATGATTTTTATATCATGATCGGCAGAATGAAACAACGCTCCCTGCTTCAAGTAGCCCTGGGGACCGCTGTATATGGCTTTAGTTCACGCTTATCGGTATCCATTAACGAAGGGGCTCTCCTGAGCCTCTCGGCGGCCTCCTGGAAGGTTTATATCTCTGTGGATCTACTTGGGTTTAACTGGAGGGAGTAAATGAGCCCCCCAGGAATTGACAGGCTTGAACTCTATAACGCTTTCTATAATGACTACTGCTCGGCCATGCCCCATGGTATGGTCGTCAGCATGGAAGAACTGCAAGCAGTATCATTAGAAAGCATGATCCTTGCTCTGACTTCAGGCGTCGAGACCAAGAATCGTAAAAACATCAAAGTCTCGGATATTGCTGACCTTGCCAGGCGACTGCGCAGTCAGGGTGACGATGCCGTGGCAAAACATAAATAAACCCCGCGCTGATAGCGCAGGGCAACATGGAACGGAATCCAGCACACTTTAGCTGAACCCTGTCAGGCATGGTAGAATGCTTTTGATAACGTCAATATCATGAGTGCTTTCGTAATCGGGGACACCCATTGGGGCCACGCCAAAAGCTTGACCTTCTTGAAACCTGATGGCGAGCGTTTGCGGCCCTTCTCCTGTGTTGAGGAGATGGATGAGTTGATGGTAGAGAACTGGAACCGGGTGGTCAATAGTCGGGACACGGTTTACCATCTTGGGGATGTTGTCATCCCTAAAGCAAGTTTAAAGATCCTTGAAAGGCTTAATGGCCGGAAAATACTTATAAAGGGTAATCATGACGTTGCTCCACTGAAGGACTTCGCTAAGTATTTCGAAGATGTTCGCGGTGCCTTCTTCCATCGTGGCGATTCGACAATGCGAGGAGGATTAATCTTTACACACATTCCAGTGCACTCCTCGTGCCTTTCTGGTCATTACTTGGGCAACGTTCACGGGCATTTACACTGCCACCTCGTTCTGGATGAGACAGGTGAGACTGACCGCAGATATTTCAATGCTTGCGTCGAGAGGAACGATT